GTATCACAGGATATTTCTTGTCTATATTGTATTTATATAAAAAGTTATTGTAAAGAAGTGAACCTCTTACATGAATTGGTGTACCTTTATTGTATATTGAAGCTGCGTTGTAATACTTCTTAACATTTTGTACACCTCTAGGGAAAGATATTTCTTCTATCGGTAATTTATTAAACTCATTTCTAGCATCAGTAATAAACGCCCATACATCACTCTCTGTACCATTCATTACAACTTTAAGTCCTTGTTCAAGTTTCTTTCTACACCACATTGGAGTTGAAGACTTCGCTGTCTCAATACCCATCATTTTTAATTTAGGTTGTTTATATCTAACACCTTCTGAATCATGAACATTAAGTATATACCTTTTCTTCGCTGTCCATATACCTTTGTCTGCTATAACTTCACGACCCATTTCCATTTTATTTTGATAGGCGTTCATATAAGAGGCAAGTTCTTCATAAATTTCTTTCATGTAGGGTTCTATTTTTTCTTTCGCTATAGTGTCTAAAAACTCTACAGGATTTTTAGGATTTACTCTATCAACTAAATCTTCGAAAGTTACATAAATTGAATCTGTATCAATCGCTACAACATAATCTGTATCAGTCTCTAATAGTTTGTTAAGATAATCATTAACAGCTTTCTCAACCCATTTAATACTCAACTGACCGGCCGTTGTAATTCCCTCGGCAATCTCTCTATTAAAATATCTGAAATATTGATTACCTAAAGCACCATAACAACTGTTAAGAGATATCTTTCTGACCATTTGATTATTATGATTCTTAACAATATCATATTCAAGTTCTTTTCTTTTAATTAAATTATCTTTCGGAGTATTTTCAAGTTCTTGTTGAGATTGAATCATCTTTCTTTTGAACAAAACTCTCTGATCATACATTTCTTCTAGAAGTTCAGGTAAGAAACCCTGTTTATCTGTCCTAAACAACGCACCATTGGGTGTAACTGTAGTACTAGTTAACATACTTGTATCTACTTCACCATTTAACAGTTTCTTTACATTAATTTCTTGATTAAATATTTTTCTCTGATATGTATCTGGACTCATGTTATACTGCATAATCAAATGAGGATATAGACTATTTAAATCAAATGACATTACCCATTTGTGTTGACCGACTTGAGGTTCTTTTACATACGCACCAACTATTCTAGAGTCTTGTGCCATCTTCTTAGGTGGTGGGACCATTCCTCGTTTCTTTAAGAAATTATAAATTAATAAATCCCAATATCTAACTGAACCAAATACATCTTCAAAATTACACTTAGCTTGATAAGCCATAGTGATAACTAATTCCATAAGTTGTAACTTGTTATCTAATTCTTCAACTAGTTCTGTATCTCTAACATTATAATCTAAGAACTTTTGATAATCACTTCTGTAGAATAAATGCATCGCTCCAAACTCTGAGTAATCAATTTTCTTTTTACCCAACTCTATCTCTGCGATATGATCTAAACGATATGTCTCTCTAGTAATGTATGTAAACTTCTTATACATTTCTAAATAATCTAAAATAGCTATCCCAGCAATGTTATATGAGACCATTTTCTTTTGTCCCATATATAACCATTCTCTAGAAGTAACTAATTCATGTGGAGATAATTTTCTGACTGTATCCCAATCAAACAATTTCCAGATACGATTAACTAGATAGGCAATATCAAATGTTTCTACATTCCAACCTGTAATGATGTCAGGTTCTAATTCGTCCCACACCTGCATAAAGGTTGTTAACAATTCTTTCTCATGATGACATCTATGATAAATTAGATTAGGATCATCAGATTTATAATCAAAGTTGTCTATACCAATAACATGGGTTTCTTTATGTCCAAAGAGTTTCATAGTTATCGCATTAACTCTTTCTTCGGCTTCTGTAGGTTCTGGAAAACCATTTTCACATTCACACTCAATATCAATATTAAGTATGTTTATATTCTTAATATCAAAATCTATATCACTTGGAAATGATTCTGATAGATAAGTATATTCCCATTGTTCTAAACCATGAATGTCGATACCTGTATTATCATATTGTTTTTTCCAATGTCTAGCATCGCTTGGTGATTTAAATTTCTTAGGTTGTAGAAATTCACCAGATATTGATTTAACGGCAGTAGGTTTGTTTGTAGGTATATAAAGAGTAGGTTCATACTTTAATCTCTTAATATACTTCTCTCCATTCTTTACACCTCGTGCAAGAATAAAATCTTTGTATCTTTTTACATTTGTATAGTAGTGCATAATATATAATTATACTATAGAAACGCCATAATGTCTATACCATTCAGGTTTCTGTAGTATTCTTTCTTGAATTCGTTGACGAATTATCTTTTGATCTTCTTCTGTTGGTTCCCAATCATTAAAATATTCTATTGGAAATTGATAGGTTTTAAAGTGTCTATGATTATCTAATTTAAAATTTCTTTTCTTGAGTTCTTCTCTGATTTCATCATATCTTTTGAAAAGATATTTACCCTTATCATAAAAAAACATTACATGACCTTCATTTAAAGTAAATTTATCGGGAATCTTTTTAGGATCCCAACTCTTAGATTTAAGTGATCTCTGTAAAGCAGAACCAATCATGAATATCTCACGATACTCCGCCATTAAATGTTGATCGGTTAATTCTTCTACAGGTATTATATTAATTCTAGTCAAACTACTCTATCAGGTATAAAATGATTTTTGACCGCAAGTAATTTTTCCTCAGCATGAGCCATGTTTTCTATCTGTGAATCAATAGCAGCTATGATATCAGGGTGTTCTCCGATACCAACTGGATTATTCATATACACTTGGATATTAGCTTTGGCTTCAGCTATTTCACCTTCATACTTTATAATTAGTGCTTCTCTTAGCACTTTCGACATATCACTATTCATAATTTATTTGTCCGTTACATCTATATCGCGTAAACGATTCATTAATCTCTTTGCACGATTATAGACTTGTTTAGCCCATTTGGAGTCTAGACCTTCTTCTGAAGCTTTTTTATAATCACCGGCATTTAATGCTTCAAACATTTTCTTAAATTTAACTAATCTAGTTAAACCAAGATTAAAAGCCATATTAGCGATAATTAACTTAACTTCTTCTGGCCAATCTCTCCAATTATTGTGAAATCTATCTTCACATTCTTTAAGAACAATACCTAAATCTTGAAATAATAGTTCATCACTTCTAGTTTGTGTTATAGGTGTTCCAACACCCATACCATATTCTTCATCAGTTTCTAGAATTAAATGACCTACACCTACAGTCGGATAACCTAGATGATCTAAGTATACTTTTAATACTTGACCTTCATCAGCTATAATTTCTTCTCTAAGTCTTTTCCTAAACTCTTTACTATATTCCATTTTCTAGTTCCTCTAGCCCTTGATTGGCTAATAGTTCTATGAGTATATTACCCATAAGTTGATTGAAATTCTCGTCTGCAGAAATAGTATCTACTAATTCTTCTGGACAAGATCGAACAGCTCTTTCAAAATCTATTGTAGGTATTTCAGATTCTTCTCTAGGTATAAAATTTATTTTACCATACTGATAAATAATATCTTTATAATCACCCTTTAAGATTTTAATAGCTCTTTCTCCATTTTGATGAACAACTTCTGTATATAATCCGTCATCAAATAATGGGTAATGAGTATTTATTGTTTTATCTTCCTTGGCCACGATATTTTTTGAGAGACCTTTTCTTTGACTTATTCATAGTTGAAGTACCGATTTTAACTCGTCTACCTCTACCTCCAACTCCAATAGAACTAGTCTTTGATCCTTTAGAATCCCGAAGAGCTTTACGATAAATTGGCATTATTTTTTAGGCTTATTTTTTGAACCTTTAGGTCTTCCACGACCTCGTTTCGCTGTTGTTTTCTTCTTAGCTACTTTCTTCTTAGGTGTTCTACCATCAGCATAAGCTTCATTAACAACTGGTGTAGATTTATCATCAGCGATATATCTACCTTTCTTGTCTCTCGCTCTTTCACCACTAGGTTCACCTATTAAGAAAGTTACAAATCTATTCCAAAATGACATTTGTTTTTTCCTCAATATTACATTTATTTAATTCAGAAATATATGAATCATAATAATTTATATATTCCAGTTCATCTTCAAAAAATTCTTCCTTCTTAAATATTTTTTTTAAAAATTCCATTATTTTTATGAACATATATTTATTATACTATGAAATGCTCAGGTGTCAAGTTTTTTTCCTCCGGTGAGTTGTTGTACTTCCAACTCGGTTAAAGTTGATGTCTCTCCAGACAAAAGACACCTGAGCCTCTCAATTATTTATTTATTCAGACAGGAATACTTTCTTATCTGACTTTTTAAGACTACCAATCTCAATAGTTCTAGCCTTCTTTTCTTCTGGAACTATTCTTTCAGCATAAATGGTTAGAATACCATTTGAAAGATCGGAACCTTTAACCACAACATCATCTGCTAGAACAAAATTTCTAGAGAATTTTCTTTGTGAGATTCCTTGATGTACAAAGCCACTATCTTTCTCACCGATATCACCAGCTACAGTAAGATTATTTTCTTTAACAGTAATTGTTAAATCTTCTTCACCGAATCCAGCTACTGCTAGTTCAATTAAGAATGTATCCTCTGTAGTACCTTTACG